TGGTCTCAAGTCGATTTGTAACTTCCGGATCAATGCCATTGCATAATCCGTTACTCCAGGCAGACCCTTTTCGAGTTCAGCTGAAGCACGGTTTCCTTCCGTTACTATCTTGTACTTGATATCAGCATCTCCCCTTCTAGAGATGCCACCACAAACAGAATGTGTGTTTTTGATTGTCCAGAGCACTGCCTCCGGGGTATTGAAAACCTGAGATATCCTAGCATAATACGTTTCACGCAGCGATTTTGCGATCTTGTATGATCCGCCTCGTGTCACATATTCTGCCAGCCTATCCTCCATAGCCTCAACAACATCACTTGCCGATAGAGCTATCTTGCTTTCAATACGACTATGCATCAGTGTAGATATATTACGGGCGAGGTATTGTCCGGTCTCTCCGCGAGCATGATCGACGCGGAGGAATTCTGATATACCGCCATAATAGCTCTTGGACCTTTGCAGAGTTATGTTGAGTTCTTTCGCTTTCTTAGAAATGTCCCGAACTCTAACGAAGTTATCGATCCCTAGCAGGACGTCATCTCCATTGTGGACAGATCTTAGCGTAGTTTGTGCCTTACCTACGAGGGCCATCGTGTATATGTAATTAAGGATTGAATTCATAAACGTAGTGAGCCGCCACCCGCTGAGTAGAGTGCCTTGCGCTTTATACGTCGTACCTGTACCTGACAAGTCATTAATAATAACATGATCAAGACTATCAATTACCCAGGTCGTAGCGATCCGCTGCTCTGCAGACATATACCTGTAATTTACGTCATAAAAAGCTCTCAGTACAGCTTTCATCGATCCTGTCGAGTGCATTGAATTAAAATCAGCAAAGTCCATACAAAAAGGTGTCGTGTTCTTGAGCACTGCTTGCATCCTCGCATTAACGAAGCTAGGCCTTGCTTTCTTCCCTATGGGGAAATGAGCAGGCAACATGTCTTCGACATTTTGAAATGCAAATTGAGTTATGATATAACTGTTAAGGTCTGTCCCATAAATAGGACGTCTCTTGCCCCATTCATACTTCTCCGACGACCAAGCCTGTATAGAAGGCTTCCTGTCTACGAAATGTGACATGTCTAAATTAGGCATTGCAATGAGTGAAATAAATTTATTTTTTAAAGCTCTGTCATGCTTGAAGATGTATTTCTCGTCCTCTTTGTATTGGGTATGAATACTGCCTGCAGCTGACCATTGCCATCGCGATTCCCAAAATGTCTTCCAGCTAGTCGACTGGTAACTGTCACTACTACCATCGGGTGAAGACAATACTTGATATGCTCTCATATACACTTCATCATCAGATAAAGTTGTAACAGAAGGGTTGGTCCTATGTGATTTCTCTTCTTCCCAGTCAATTGCACCGATTCCTCTGTTAGTAAGTACTTCTAACTCAAACATTTCACGGAGGTCGGCTTCTACTAGATTCTGATAGGACTTCGCTCGTATAGACAAGGCTTTACCGTATTTCATAAAGTCACTCACTGAGTGTGCTGAAAACAAATTAGTCATCAAGACTAATTCGAGAACTACTTCTGAAGCTGAGGCCAGCCAGAGCATTGCACCTGCCATAAAAGTAGTCGATACGTCAGGGGGGAGAAAGAAAGCTAAAGAAGCACGCTGTCGCTGTGGACCATCAAGGTTGTCCCACACCTCAGCTGCTGTAAAATGAATGTGATGTTCTCCACTTATTTTAGATATATTTAGATTTTTGATTGTTTTTGAGTTGTGATGGCGGACGGAATTCGGCCTTGGGACAGCGACACCTTCAACAACATTTTCGTTTTTTGATAAGTGTCTGATATTAATTGAAAAGTCATTCATAAAATGCCTCGAAAACATAATTAGAGGCTCAACAGCAATCGGGAGCATATATTGATCAACACGAGCATAGAAGTAACTTCTACCATTGTGATTAATGATAAAACCCAAAACGAGGCTACCATAGTAGTCGAGAGCCAGCTCCGACTGTGGCAGTAAGAAATTAAAAGAAGTAAACAAAACGTAATGAGCGTCATCGAAACCAGTTACGACATAAGAATCTTCGCTCATGCGTCTGAGATGTAGAGGCACTCCTAGCGAAGTATATTCCATCAAGTCATAATCTGGTTCACCTTCATAGTCTATTGTCGTCCCGGTAAAAGAAGCTGGCTCCCATATCCAAGTCTCCTCTCTCGAAGAATGTCTACTCTTCTTGAAGAGGCTGGAGTATGCCAGCTTGCTATTTATCAGCCCGCACTCGAGCCGGCAGCGACTACATCTCTCGTACTCGCTACGGCTGGCACATCGGCATCTAGTGATGCTGGTGCTATAATCTTCGGTCCCTCTGGGGGATTTGGGGTCGTGACCGGCAAGTCCCTGTGAAAATCCGGCTTGCGTTGTGGTGCAGGGACACGGCGTGAAGCGATCAAATGTTCCATTATTCTCGCTCCCGCCTTGATTTGAAACTTACCTACCACCGGTTTGAGACGTGTCGGCCTGTGCGAGGAAGTTACTGTCTTTCTGGTGCCGTACTCACACAAGTCTATAAACGGCCTGCGGATCGTGACTACGAGGTCATCAGATCCTGGTAGACTGCCTAGAGACGGTAGCAGATAATGCCTGCCTGGCCGTTCTTCACTGTCACGTAGCGCAATAGGTACGTCGTACTCATGTTCGAAAGGCACCGAAGATGGCTCCACTATACATTCATGTGCTGTGGCCCAAGGCTTGATTTCTTGCATGGTATCTATCCTAGTAAAGGTAGTGTCATGTCCAAATAGCCTGTAGACGTTAGCAAGTGATAAGACATGTTCATTCGGAACCATCTGGCCTCTGAACTGCGAAACTGGGACTGTTTGCAGGCCCCTGAGGTGTCGTAGTACTTCATACTCACCAGCGACAGCGCCCAAGATTAAACTTCCTGAGACCGGTGCCGGTATTGCGCTTATCTCGACGGGTGAGCGTATAGCATGATCTTTCTCTTCACCAGTTACTTTCCATCCCGAATCGTATAGGTCTTCAAAATTTAAAGTAACATTACAACCTTCGTTCATAAAAGTTGTAAACTCTTGTCCGGTAATTGCAGAAATGCTAGCAGCCCTAGCGACAGGTGATCGCAGAATGTCGAGATCGTGGTCTATTGAGCCAAAAACGTTTTTCCAATCTCGCCTGCCTCGAGCAGCATTATGGTACATAGCGTAATGTCCGTACCACATGTAGTAGTTAGCCACGGCCGAGAATTGCAAAAACTGTTTTGGCATACGACCCTGTTCAACTATAAACTCAACTGGTCCTGCCTCAGGTACAAATGGCTCGCCCTCAAGAGCAGTGTGTATCCTCGCACGAGTTGGCGAAAACGCAGGCAGAGTAATCTGGAGAGTTACGTTCTGATATATACACGCTTCAATCGATGACCACATTGGGTGCGCAAACATCGTGCCAAATGATTCTAAGACTGCAGCAAACTGTTCTTCGAGCCTGTTAAGTTTCACGTAGTCGGTTATGAACATCCACATCGTGTCGTGATCCTTCCAGTCTATTTCCTCGAAGTTAAGAGTGACTACTCCACCACCGCCTATTGGGTCAAGCAAGAGCAGATCAGAATCTAAAGATGGAATGTCAATGTCAAAATTCAGCGCAGTGGTGTTCGTCCTACCCAGAGTATGCATTAAGTAGAACGCTTCTTGTGTAGGAGCGAGCGCAGAGTAGTGAAGCACGAACGGCCTATTCCAGTAATCTTCTTTCGTTCGTATCATAAATGCAGCGTGAACTAGTTCCACTTCTGTAATAGGATAACCCAGATCTATGTCGTACGCATGCACATTATGGCCTTGATCTAGTGCAACATTCATGTGGCTGTCGGAGTACGGATGGGTCTTAACTTGAAAGACATTAGGCCGCACCTCCTGGTTCGACGATGCAATCAGAGCTTTACCCCACGATATGAGCATATTATATAAAAATGCTTCGTGGGAGTCAGCTTGATCCATGCCGGAGAGGGTACGATATGTGTCTTCCTTGATAAGTCTCTTCTCTGCTGATGTCTTTGCAAAATCTTCCAGCGCTAAGCCAGCAAGATATACACCGTTCGCAGAGATGTACTTACGATTAATGCCACTGTAGTTTGTGTAATTCGGGTTCCCGAATAGTACGCGCTTCTTCCCAGCGACAAGAAAGTCTGTGCGAATCTGTAAATCCGCAACAAACTGAGAGGTGCCGTGCATAACACGAGCAAT